CATGTCGCCCCCCGTGCGGGCCCACACTTGCCCGACCACGAAGTCGCCCTCCTCCTTGTCCTTCAGCTTCAAGTCCCAGCTGCTGATCCACTCGTCTGCGTGCGGGGGGAGCTGTGCCTCCAGTCGGAACCAGGCCCGCTTGACGATGTTGCCCTCTTCGGGGGCGGGCCGCTGCTGCTCCATCGCAGCCCACAGGTACGAGCCGAGCACCACCTGGCGGGCCTTGACCTCCTCCTCGGGGAAGCGTCGGGCCTCCAGGAGCTCTCCGGGGGCCCGGCCGAGCGGGTCGGGGGTGCGCAACGACGGGTCCACGTTCAGCGGGTCGGGGGCCTCTGCGATGGCGGGGAGACGGATGTGGTGCCACTGGTCGGCGGCCGGGTCGGCGAGAGCGGCGTCGAGGAGCTTCCCTGTGATGTCGTCCCGGTGCCAGCGGGTACCGGCGTTGATGACCGGGCAGTGTGGCCCCTGGATGCGGAGGCGGCACTGCGAGCGGTAGATGGCCCAGGCGTGCTCACGTTGCGTCTCGCTGTGGGCCGTCTCCCAGCCCTTGAACAGGTCGTCCAACAGGAGCACGTCGGCCGGGTAGCCGGTGATCGCACCGTTGATGCCGGTGCAGTACATGCCTCCGCCCTGGTCCGTTTTCCACTGGCCCTTGGCGCTCCGGTCCTTGCGGAGGCGGAAGCGGAGGTCGGCGCTGTGGACCTCGGCGAGGTCACGGCAGTCGCCCCCGAGCTCCTCCGCCTTGTTGACGTCGTAGGTGACGTACATGACCCGGAGGCGAGGGTCGAAGTCGAGCGCCCAGAGGGCGTCGTCCATCAGGCCCGTCGTCTTACCCATCTGGCTGGGCAGGTTCTCGATCACCTTGGTGGGGCCGAGGCCCATGAGCGCCCGGGCGAACGTCTCGGACAGGAGCACCACGTACGGCCAGAGCTCCCGGCCGTCGAGGTGAGCCCACATGGCGGCCGGGTGGGCCCGCCAGCCTGTCTGCTGGTGGAGGGCGTAGGCCCGCTCCACCAGCGCCTTGTCCTCCACGGGGAGGGCGCTGAGGAACAGGGCCCGGCGGGCGGGCTTCATGCCGTGGATGACCGCCAACAGCTCGGCGGCCTGGGCGTCTCGGTTGGGCGCCCGGGCTGCCATGAGCGGGGAGCCTACGTGCCGAACTCCTGGGCCATGGCGATCAGCGCCTCCGTGCGCAGCGCCTCGTCGTCTCCGTCGTCGTGGGCGTGGAGGAGGCCCGACAGCGCCTCGGCGGCGAGCTGGCTCTTGCGGCCGTACTTGCGGGCGTGGCGGCGCTCCAGATACCAGGCGGCTGCCGTCCACTGCGGCAGGCTGACCTCCGTCACGACGGTGCGCTCCAGGACGTCCCCGGCGGCGTCGTACTTGATCGTCTCCCGGGTTGTCTTGAAGCCCCCTTCGGCGGCCCTCTGGATGATGGCGAGGCGGACGAGCTCTGCCTCGGCTTCGGCTCTTTCCAGTGCATCAACGAACTTGACGTAGGCGTCTCCGTCGTCGGTGGCGAGGGGTTTGCCTTGGGCGAGGAGGGCCCGGTTGAGGGCTCCCCTTCGGCGCCAGTTCCAGATGGTCTGCTTGGTGATGTTGGCGGAGGCGGCGGCGTCGGTGAGGTCGAGGCCGGTGCGGACCCGTTCGACTATCTGTTCGCCGAGGGTGAAGGGGACCATGTTGGTCACGCCGTCGGCGTCGGTGGCTTCCCGGTAGCGGACGACTTCGCTGATGCGGGAGGGCTGCCCGCCCTCGTCGGGGAGGGAGCTGTTGCGGGGGCGTGCCATGCGGGGGAGTGTACGCCTGGGGGGTGGAGACGCAGGAGAGCCCCCGGGCAGAGGACCGGGTGGCCGAGGGGAGGCGGCACGTGCAGTCGATGAGGCCCCCGAACAACGCTGCACGGGGCAGGCGGGCCGAACAGTCAGTCACGGGGCTCTCCCTGGGGCAGCCAGCCCGACGCTGTGCGGCGGTCGATCTTGGTGACCATCAGCCCGGAGCCGAGCCCGACGGCCCGCATGTACGTGCGCCTGGGCGGGCGGTGGCGGCGCTTGAACTCGGCGCCCTTCAACGTCCAGTGCCATGACTCGCCGACCTTGTACGGGGCCCAGCCGAACTCGGGCCCGTGGATGCAGTGGCACTCGTACTCGACCCGGAAGCGGCGGGTGGCGAGGATGGGGTGCGCTGGGGGGCGGGCCACGATCCAGCCTCCGGCCTTCTCGGGGAGGTCGGTGACCCAGCGGCGCTGCTTCCAAGTCTGGGTCCGCCACCACTCCTCGATGGGCCCGGAGTCGTTCCACGGCTCCCGGAGGTAGCGGTCGAGGCGGTGGACGAGCCAGGGGGTCAGGCCGAGCAGAGCTCCGGCCAGGAAGGCGTTGCGGGCGGTCACGGTGTCTCCTCGGGGCGTGGGGGGAACAGGTGCGGGTCGCAGTCGTCGCAGGCGTAGATCCACTCGTCAGGGCCCCCGTCGGCGGGCGCCACGACGAACATGGCGAGCCCGCACGGGCAGAAGCGGAGACGCTGCGGCCAATGCTCGAGAGGCGGGTACTCGGGTGGCCAGGACGCCATCACAGCTCCCTCTGGCGTTGGGCCCAGGCGGGCGGGCTGGTCGGCTCGGGGCGGCAGCCGTCGTTGAGGCGGGTCACCATCTGCTCGGCGTGGGCCATGCAGTAGCGGCCGATGAAGGCGTTGACGGTGTTGCGGACCTCCTGGGTGGCGGTGCGGGGGCAGCGCTCCTGTTGGCAGCGGAGGTCGAGGGCGACCCGGTAAGCGGGCATCACGAGCTCTTGCGGTCGAACTCGGGGGCCGTCCAGTGGACCAGGCGGCCCCGGACGCCAATGTCTCGGGCCTGGTGGCGGCCGTCGTGGCCGGGGGGGAGGGTGCAGCGAAGGCCGAGGTCGAGGTGGGGCACGTCGCAGAGCGGGTCGGGGCCCGGCTCTCGGGCGAGCACGAGGGCGGCGACGGCTCCCCGGAGGCGTTCGACCTGCTCGATGACGAGGTTGACCTCCTGCTGCTCGTCAGCGGTGGCGCACCTGTCGCCCTGGTAGCACATCAGGCCGCCCAGCACCTCGTCGTAGTCGATGACGAGGGCGGCGGCGACGACCTCCACGGCGGCGTCACGGACGCCTCCGGCGCCCCCCGTCGGGATCAGGCTGTAGTCGGTCATGACGCCTCGTAGGAGACGTGCTCGACCCTGCGCCAGCGGGCGGTGTGGCCCGGGTTCGCCTCGGCGTGCTCCTTGCAGTCGAGGCCGCAGGCGGCCGGGGTGATGTAGGCGGAGCGCCAGTCGCACTGGTCGCACCAGCCATCGACGTAGGGGTGCTCCTTGGTGCGGCGCACCGTGGGCTTGCGGGTGCGGTGGCCCTTGGCGGGCCCGGCCTCGGGAGCCGGGCCCGGGAGCTCTGGGTCTTTGGGCGCCCACGCTCGGGCCAGTTGGCTCTCCGTCCAGTCGTTGCTCATTCCCACGTCTCCGTCTCCTCGTTGTAGGCCTTCTCGTACCAGCCGCCCATGAGCTCCCAGTCGGCGCCGTTGGACCGCCACCGGCCGAGCTCGACCCAGCCGAGGGCTTCGGCCATCTCCCGGCCGATGGTCTTGGCGAGGTCGGCGCTGCTGGCGGCGGCGAGGACGCTGTCGGGGACAGCCTCGCCCGACGGGTCGGTGACCTGAATCCACCAGACACGGGCCCGGGGACGGTAGGTGATCGAGGCGGCCTCCATCCGCTCGTACCGGCCCATCTCAGGCGTCCTCGTAGTTGGCGTCCAGGTACTCCGCCAGGGCTTGGGCCTCGTGGGCCTCCCAGGCGCAGCCGGGGCAGCCCTCGGAGCTTCCGAGGGCCTGGCAGGCGCCCGTGTGGGCGGGCTGTGGGGTGGACGGGGGAGGGGGTGCTTTGAGGCTGGTCATGAGAGCTCCAGTTGGGGTTGGGGTTCGGCGTGGACCTTCTCCCAGTGGCGGCCGTACTTGCGGGCGGCTGACTTGGTGATCTGGTCCTCGGGGGTGCGGGGGCGGAGACGCTCCTCGCCGGTCAGGTCGGTGTCCTTGGGCCCGGCGATGGACGGGTCGTCGCCCATGAACTGCTCGCCGCAGATCGGGCAGTGCACGAAGTAGGCGTTGATGACGAGCTCTGACCCGTCGGTCTGGCCGTAGCGGACAGGCAGCACGGAGGCCCGGGCGTAGGGGATGCCGGTCATCGGGCGAGACCGTTGGTGGCGACGTGGGCGACCTCGTCGGCCTCGCCGAACCCGGCTGCGATGCGGAGCTCCTGGCTCTCCATGAGCGCCTTCAACAGGGCGACGGCCTGGGCCGGGTGCAGCATGAGCTGGGCGTCGGCGTTGTAGCCGCCCTGCCAGCCGGTGGTGGCGGGCTCGGGCAGACGGGCGAGCGCCCGGAACGGGGCATCCACGTCGATGACGACGGTGCCACGCTCGTTGCGGTAGACGGCGACGTCTCCGTGGTCGAGAGCGAGACGGGGGTTGGGCATGACGGCCTCCTGTGGGCTGTTGGTGATGACTCCAGACTAACACGGGTTAGCCGGGGGCGTCTACGTGGGGGAGCCTGCCCAAACAGGCGGGGCCCCCCGACCGGGCGGATGGTCGAGGGGCCCCTACGCCCCCGGGGGCGGAACCCGGGGGAGCTCTGCTGGGGCGTCTACCGGCGGGCGGCCCAGTACGCCATCGACTCGGCGACCTTGCGTTCGGTGTTGATCTGGCGGGCGAGGAGGGCCTCAGCCTGGACGGGGGTGCGGGCCGGGGGCTTGGGGAGCCGGACGCACTCGCACTCGTCGTCGGGCTCGCTGCACTCGGGGCAGTACCCCTCGGGGCAGGTCTGGAGGGCGTAGTTGATCGGGCCTCGGGCGAAGCCGGGGGTGCGCATCTCGTCGGTCATGCTGCCACCTCCACGCTGAACTGCCCGGCCTTGATGCGGGCGAGGCTGATCTGGGACGCCTGCTCGCTGCCGTTCCAGCTGACGGAGATGGCGTCGGGGAAGACGTGGACGATGCGGCCGGTCAGGCCGCCAACGATGCCGTTGTCGGTGATCTTGCAGCCGACCAGCGGGTGCCTCTTGGGCTGGGTGGTTGTCATAGCCCCAGACTAACACGGGTTAGCCCCGGTGGTCTACGCCCCGGAGCCTGCCTGTTCCTCCTCGGCGAGGCGGGCGTCGAGCATCGCCAGAGTGACGTCGAGGACGCCCTGGGCGTCGGCCCGGTAGGGCATGTTGGGGATGGCGATAGTGGTCCAGACGCCCCGGCGGGTAGCCGTCAGGCGGAGGGTGCCGAAGGCGTCCGTGGCGACGTGGAGGTGAGCTCCGGCCAGGAGGGTCATGCGAGCCCCGAGACGCACAGGAGAGCCCCGGCGTCGTTCACGTAGCAGGCCTCGGGGCTGTACTCCACCCCGGCCCACCTGCGGGTCCGAGGGGGCTCCTCCGGGGCCGTCAGGGCGCCCCACGCCAAAGCGCCCCCCACCCAGAGGTAGAGGGCGCCGACGAGGGCGAGCAGCAGGAGCTCTCTCGCCCGGCGGGTCATCGCTTGCGCATCTCCCGCACGAATATCCAGATGAGCCAGAGCCCACCCGTGAGCATGACCATCAGCAGGTCGAACAGGAAACTCATGCAGCCGTAGGGCTTGGTCGTGGTCATCGGTGCCTCCGGCGTCTCCGCCACTCGTGGACTCGCTCCTCGAGTAGGAGGGCGAGGAACATCGCTGCGAAGGCGACCGCCCAGACGCCCCACAGCGGGAGCGTCAGGGCGGTCAGGCCTCCGTTCATGCCCGGCGGACAGCCTTGGCGAACGCCACGAGGGCGAGGCCGACGGCACCGGCGGCGAGAGCCCATGCGACCATCGGGCCCGACAGGCTGCCGGTCACGGGAAGCTCCGGCGGAGCTGTGGTGGCGGGGGCGTCGGGGACGGTCACGTGCTCAGGCGTTGTGTCGGGCGGCGGCGGCGCAGGTTGCGTCGTAGGGGGCGCTGTCGTCACCGGAGGGGCAACGGTCGTCGTGGCCTGGGCGGTCGTGGTGGTCGTGCCGAACTGGCCTGCACACAGGCCGCAGTTGAACACGGTGGTGGTGGTCGGCGGCACGGTGGTGGTCGGCGGGAGGGTGGTGGCTGTCGTGGTCGTGGCGGCCGTGGTGGTCGCCCCTGTCGTCGTAGCCCCCGTGGTCGGGGGCGTGCACTGGGTGGTCGACGGGTTGTAGGTGAACTCACGCCCGTTGTTCTCGCACACGGGAGGCGGGTTGGTGGCCCCAGCCGGGACTGTGGTTGTCAGCCACAGGGCGGAGAGGCCGAGGGCCGCAGCGGCGGCCGTGCGGATGAGTCTGTGCATCAGTTCTCCTCGTAGTCAGGCACGACGGTCAGAGCTCGCTCGGGGCGGGCGCTTGCGTCGTATCGGTTGTTGGCCCCGGCTTCCGCCAGCGCTTCAAGCAGACGCACCAGGAAAGCCTCCTGGGTCGCCACCGTCTCGGGGGGGCGGCCGGAGCCGTGCTCCCTGAGGCGGCGAAGGTTCCGGCGCACCATGCCCGAAAGGGCGTTCAGCTGGCTGCCGTACAGGACCACCACGCAGCGGTCCCAGACGCCCCGGAGGCTGTTGCTCTCCGGGTCGAGCTCCACCCGGACCATGCCGGGCTCCAGGCCGGGACGCCCGACCCACAGGAGGCCTTGGGTGAGGCCCCGGGCGTGGTAGTCCCGGAGCTCCACGTCGAAGCCGAAGCGCAGGAGCTCCCCGGCGTAGACGCCCGTGTTCCAGGCCGCCACGGCGTTGAGCGAAAGGGAGCCCGAGCGCACCTCTCCCCCCGCAAGGGGGGGAGGGGTGACGGACACTCGGGGCAGGGACGGGGCGGCCATCACACGCCCTCCTGCACGAGCTCTCGGACGAGGCGGACGGCGTTGCCCTTGATGGGCTCGCTGTTGAACAGGGTGCGGGCCAGGTAGGTGTCGCTGTTCCGGACGGGGCGCAGGTGGTCCAGGTACTCCCCGGCCGTCTGCACGAGGCCGTAGGCGGTGCCCCGGATGCCGTCGGTCGTGGGCGACGAGGCGTACAGCGCCATGAACATGCCTTGGCGCTCCAGGCGGGCCGTCCGGGTGCGCTCGGAGCTGTTCTCCGGCACCGGGATGAACTCGCTGAGGAACGTCTTGACGAGGGCGTCTGAGACGTTGATCGAGGCAAGCTCGGTGGCGAGCATCTGGTAGTTCGCCACCTCGTCACGGACGCTGGCGAGGGCGGCCTTGGCCTCCTCCAGGCGCTCCGTCGCACCGGACGTGTGGCGGATGACGATCTGGCGGCCAGAGCGCTCGCCCTCCACGTCGGCCATCTTCCACGTGTTGGCGCAGACGACCCGGACCTGAGTGTTGACGACCTTGCAGGCGGCCGTGCCGTCGTGGGCGTTGAGGAACGCTGCGTACGGGAGGATGGGGCTGGGGTCGCCGGGGATGGTGTAGGGCTCGTCCAGCAGGAGCGTGGCGTACACCCACCGGCCCTCGTAGACGGACCCGGCGGTGTCGAACAGCACCTTGGCTCCGGCCTTGCGCCACGCCTCGCTGTACGCCTCCAGGAGGTCGCCCATCTCGGTGTTGCTGATCAGCCGGAACGAGTCCTTGGGGGTGGCGAGCACCTTCCGGTTGTCGCTGCGGATGATGGCCTGGTGGCCGTTGACCGGGACGTGCCACAGGTCGGCGCTGTCGTTGCCCATCGCCTTGATATGGATGGAGCCCTCGGGGGCGCTCTCCCCGGCGGGGATGACCTCGGGGACGTAGAGGTCCTGGTACTCGGGCTCCCAGTCGAGGCCAGCGAGGATGCGGGCTGCCGCCCAGTTCTCGGGGTGCTCTTGCAGCAGCGTCTCTTTGCCGTGCCAGGAGACATCTCGGACGGCGAAGCCTGATTCGAAGTAGTCGGGCATGTTGGGGCTCTCCTTGGGCTGTGTGTGACGCCCCCCGGTTGGGGGCCTACCCAGGCTAACACGGGTTAGCCTGGGGCGTCTACCGGGACGAGCCTGGTCAGAGGCCGGGCACCAGGGCGTGGAGCGCCTGCAAGGCGGGGGACGCCCCGATGGCCTGCACGGCGAGAAGCTCCGGGCTGAGGGTGCCGTCGAGCCGGACCACCGGCAGGAGGTCGGTCAGCCGGTTGACCTTGGAGCGGCGGCCCTTCACCCACGCCTCCGTCTGGGCTGAGCCCCGGCGGGTCGCCCGGGCCCTGGCGGTCAACTGGGGCGTGTCCAGCCACAGGATGGTGCAGCCCTCGTCGCACGCCTCCGTCAGTGCTGTGAGGAAGCCGAGCGTGGCGAGACGGTCGCCCTCGCCGATGATGACGGGGTAGGGGGCGGAGCGCACCCACGCCTCGGCGTCGGGCTGGACGGCCATGCTGAGGCGGTCGGTACCCGGGAACGTCTCGTGGTGGCGGCCCAGCTGAGCGCCGATCGGGCGGCCCCCCGACGGCTCGGGCAGGTACACGGTGTGGGCGAACGGCTGGGAGCTCTCGTAGCTCGGAATGCCTTGGGTCACCTCCCGGAACAGGGTGGACTTGCCGGCGCCAGGTTGGCCGATCAGGTAGCAGCCGAGCATGAAGCCTCCAGGTAGGAGCGGGTGGACTCGTCGCAGATGACGTCGGCGACGAGGTGGATGCGGTCGAGGTCAGGGTCGCCCTGGGTGACGGCGTGCGGCTTGCGGGCGTCGAGGTAGTACCAGACGCCCACGTCGAGGTGCCAGTTGTGGAGCTCCCCGGACAGCTCCCAGACGTGGAGGGCGACGAGCTCGCTGGTGATCAGGGGCAGGTGGAAGCGGGCGATCTGCCCGTCCCGGAGGCCGCTGGCCTTGTCGGTGATGTCGGTGTGGCGGGCGAGCTTCCCCTGCTTCATGCGCATCAGGCGGACCCGTTCCAGCCCGGCCCCGGGCAGCTGCGAGGCGATCTGCACGAGGGTGGGGCAGCGGTCGGCGAGGTCGGTCCAGACGCACGTCCGGCGGAGAGCCCCCGGGTGGGCGTCGTTCCACTTGCGGCCCATCTCGGCGGGCTTCACCCCCCAGGCCGGGTCCGGGTCGAAGCCCCGGAGGGACAGCGCCGACCAGGAGCCGTCTGAGTAGAACGGGTAGTCATCGGCCCACCCCGTCGCCCGGGCGAGCTCTCGGCGGCAGGCGTTGAGGAGGTCGCCCGAGTGCGTGGCGACCGGCACCACGGTCAGGCCGTCGAGGAGGGGCGTCGGGCGGGCGGTGCCCGGCCACCCCCAGCAGTGGATCATCTCGGAGGCGGCGCTGATCCTCGTGGCTGTGACCTCCCGGCCGAGGCGGCCCAGCCCGGCGGTCAGCTCCAGGTCGTCGGCGTAGGCGTAGATGGCGTGGTACTCGTCCAGGTCGGCTGGGATGGGGGAGCCCGTCTCCCGGCCGAGGTGCGTCACGATGGTGGCGCCCCGGGGAAGCGTGTACGGCTGGCCGAGCCAGTCGGTGCGGACGCTGTCCCGGGTCAGCCGCTTGGTCACGGCGACAGTGCGGCCGAGCGGGTTCTTCCAGATGCGGACGTTGCCGTCGTTCAACTCTCGAGCAAGGGGCGTGGCGAACGCCCCGGCGGCGTGGCGGCGGGCGTAGCCGTTGAGGAAGCGGGCCGTCTCCTCGGGCGTCATGCAGAGCTCCTGATCAGGCCGGAGTCCCGGTAGACGGGCAGCTTGGCCTTGTCGATGCCCGGGTCAATGCACTGCCACTCGGGCGGCACGACCTGCTCCCATGCGTGCTCCAGGGCGGCCCGGAGCGCCGACTCGGCCACGCCGTCGATCTCCTCCCGGAGGGCGGCCAGGTGGCGGCCCGGGTAGTAGCGGCCGTCCCGCATCACGTTGAAGTCGCAGATGATCGTCTCGAAGTCCTCCCACGAGAGGTCGATGCCCTGCGAGAGCAGCCACGCCCGGCACTCCAGGGCGGCCTCGTCCAGCCACGCCCGGTCCGGGTCGGGGTTGCCGTAGAGGCGCTGCAGGCTCCGTCTCGGGCCCTCGCTCTCCCACAGCTGGGCGTGGGGGGCGGTCAGCCGCATCCCAACCACCTTGGCGAGGAACTCGGCCCACTCGAAGGCGGCCTGGCGGCCCACGCCCCACACTCGGCGGAGGTGGCGGGTCATCGGCTCCCAGGCGGCCTCGGCGCCTCCGGTGTCGCAGCAGTCAGTCGTCACGTCGGGCTGGGGGATGCCCTGGCCGAGCCAGTAGGCCTGGGTGCCGTCTCCGCCCATCACGAGAGCTCCGTAGGAGGCGTGGCGGGTCAGCACGAGGCCGCCCCTGAGGTTGCGGCGCTCCTGGGTGCACTCGTACTGGGCGCTGTCGGGGAAGTCGGCGGCCGTCAGGAGCTCGTGCGGGCTCGGCCAGCGGGCGAACACTGAGCAGGCGGAGCCCAGGCTGTCGTACGTGTTGTAGAGCGCCACCAGCCACAGGGCGGCCTCCAGGCTCAGCGCCCCGTCCTCCATGTACAGGTGGCGGAGGAGGTCGGCCCACGGCTCCACGTCTCGGCTCTCCACCTCGATGCGGGCGAAGGTGGCGAGGTCATCGAGGGCGCCCATGTCGGGGTTCAGGGTCACAGCTCGTCACTCTCGTCGTCCTCAACCGTGGGCTTGGAAGCGGCATCTCGGCGGGCGATCGCAGCCGGGATGCGGTCCACGGTGGGCCTGGTGTCGGCCTCCCGGTTGGTGCGGGCGAGCTGTGCCCGGGCCATCTCCTCGGCTCCGGTGCCGCACGCCCGCATCTGCTCCACGCAGTAGTACACGGCGGAGATGCGGTAGCCGTCGGGCTCCACGATCTTGACCGGGGTGACGCCATGCACGAAGCGCCAGCCCGGGAAGCACACCACGTCTCCGTCTCGGCAGTGGAACGAGGCGCCGAGCTCGGGCACGTGGAGGTAGCCGCCCCGCACGCCCCTCCGCACCACGATCATCGCTGACCAGACGGGCTCCAGGTTGTTGCGGTCGAAGTGGTAGGGCAGGACGGAGGTGCTGTTCGCCACCCCGGAGGTCCACTGGCTGTCGCCCATGCGCCACTCCGGCGAGACGGCCTCGGCGGCGGCCCGGTCCCGGGCGGCGAGCTCTGGGGCGGCCTCGGCCAGCATGGCGGACAGGAGCTCTGCCTGGGCCACGATGCCGTGGTGGGCCTCGGGCGCCAGCCGGGAGCCCTGGCAGGCCCGGCAGCCGTCACGCTGCAGGAGCGTGTTGCGGGCCAGGTAGCCGAACGTCCGGGCGTTGTTCTTGATGCCAGCCGAACGGTACGTGGTCGTGTCGAACGGCCAGCCGAGAAGCGCCTTGCGGACCCAGGCCAGCGGGCCCGGCGGCATCCTGAGAACGACTGCCACGAGCTCGTCTCCGGCTCGCACGAGGCACGGCGCCTTGATCATCGCCCCGGGGGGCTCCAGGGCGGCGCCCTTGCCGAGGAGGTCGAGTGCGGCCTTGCGGGCCTCCGGGTCGAGCGGGGCAAGACGGACCGTGACGGCGGGGGCGAGCTCGGTGTCGCTCATGCGGGCGTCTCGGGGTTCTGCATGCACCACGCCTCCAGCATCCGCTGGAACAGCTCGGCGTTGGACTGCACACCGAAGGCGCCCCGGGCCCGGGCGGCCATCTCGGCGACCAGGGCGTAATCGTCCAGCGGGTAGTCGAACACCATCGCCCGCACCTGCTTGTTGCGGTAGTTGTCGGTGCGTTCCCCGTACGACGGCTCGGGGTAGGCGCTCTTGCGACTGTCCCCGTACTCCAGCTCGGTCAGGGGTGCGCTCTCGGACAGGCCAGCCAAGATGTCATCGAGGTCGTCGGGGCTGTACCCGGTCCCGGCGAGGGCGAGCTCGGTGCCCTGCGAGAGCTCGTCCAGCATCGTGGCGAGGAGGTCCATCGAGGCGACGGCCGTCTTGGGGAGCTTCATCATGGCGAGCAGAAGCGCCTCGGCCTCGGCGTCTGAGCGGGACGCCCAGCCCAGGATGGTCGGCGCCAGCCACTCCGGCTCGGCGGCCACGTCGTTCTCGGCTCGCTCCTGCTCCACGATGCCCTCGGGGGGCTGCTCTCCGGCGTCTCGCATCTCGGCGAGCACCTCCAGGCGGCCGTGGCCTCCCACGAGGAACCCGGTCCGCTCGTCCACCACCACCGGCTCCACGAAGCCGTGCCGGCGGATGGAGGCGGCGATGGCGGGCAGGTCGTGGCCGTTGGGGTTCCGGGGGGCGCTCATGATCTGGCGGAGCGGCAGGTACTCCAGGCGGCGTTGACCGGGGACGGCGGGGCTCTTGGAGGCAGGCATGGGGCGAGCCTATGCGGGGGGCGGCGGGCTGTACCGGACGTACCGGAGGTCGCCCACCCGGCCAGCCTCACTCAGGCTGTACTTGCCGAGGTCGGCGTGGGCGCAGGCCGACCCACAGGGGCATAGGTGGAACCCGGCGTGCCCCTCCTTGCGCTTGCAGTCGTGGATGGCGAACGTCCGCCACTGGGCCGGGCAGGTCACGTCTGCACCCCCGGGGGGAGGATCAGTTGGGCCCCGTGGACGTGGGGGGCCGTCAGGCCGTCAGCGATGGGGTGGCCATAGGGGATGCCTCGGCAGCGGAGCACCAGGTAGAACATGACGGCGTGGGCTCGGTCGGCGTCGTCGGCGGCGTGCTCCAGGAGGTCGCTGATGCGGTCGGGGGTCACGTCGGGCGCCAGCAGGCCCTCCACGATGTCGGCGGCGTCGGTGAGGACCACGCCTGAGTACAGGCCTCCCACGTCGAGGCTCATTGGCTCACCTCTCCGTTGCGGAGCTGTGCGGCGGCGATCAGGTCGGAGAGCTCCCCGGCCGTCACGCCCTTCGGCACCTCCACGCCCAGGGCTCGGGCGTAGCCCTTCTGCTTCGCTGAGGCGGCCCGGGCCCGCCACGGGGCGTCGGCCAGGGTCAGCACGACGGAGCGCCCGGCTCGCACGAAGTCCTCGGCCACGCCCTGGCAGGCGGCCAGGGGCTGGAGGGCCATCAGCGCCTCCTTGCGGCCGTCGGGCCAGAGCAGCCCGGCCGTCCACACGTCCCCCTCGGCACGCTGGGCGAGGATGACGGTCGGCTCCCCCGGGCCCATCGGGCGGGCATACCGGCGGAGGCCCGGCTCGGGGCTGTCCACGGGCGCCCAGGCGATCCGCACGGCGCTGGACGTGAGCTGGCGGAACAGGTCTGCCTCCTCCGCCCTGAGGCGGCCGAGACGCACGAGCTCGTCGTCGTGGTCCTGCATGACCTGCGACAGGAGGCCCGAGCCCGTCTCCATCAGCCCGGCCCACTCCGTCTCCCCGAGGCCCATCAGCGACGGGACGGTGACGAGGCTGTGCATGCGGGTGGCGCCCACCGTGTCGAGCACGAGGAGGTCGCCCTTGTCGGGGTGCTTGCGGGTGCCCCGGCCGATCATCTGGGCGTAGAGGGCCCGACTCTTGGTGGGGCGGGCGACCACGATGCAGTCGGTGCGGGGCTCGTCGTAGCCCTCCGTGAGGACACCGCAGTTGGCCAGCACCTCGATCTCGCCCGTGGCGTAGGCGGCGAGAGCTCGGCGGCGGTCGCCCAGCGGCGTTGAGGCGTCGATGGCCTGGGCGTGCACCCCGGACAGGTTGAACTCGTCCGCCACCTGATGGGCGAGGGCGACGGTCGGCGTGAACACGAGAGTCCGTCTCCCGGGGGCGTGCTCGAGCCAAGCCCGAACGATCTGCTCGGGGGCTCCGGCGTCCTCCATCGCCTGACCGGCCTGGCCTTGGTCGTAGTCGCCCCGGCGGACCTTCACGCCCGACAGGTCGAGGTGCTCGACCACGATGCGGAGCCCTCGGACGTCGCACAGGTACCCGGCTCGGATGCCCCACAGGATGTCGAAGGACGCCACGATCTGGTCGAACAGGTCGTCCAGGCCCTTGCCGTCGCCCCGGTCGGGGGTGGCGGTCACGCCGATGAGGAGGGGCCCGTCGGGCTCCCCGGCTCGGACGGCGGCGAGGGCCGCTCCGTAGCTGTCGGCGGCGGCGTGGTGGGCCTCGTCCACGACCACGAGGTCGAAGGGCGGAGAGGCGGCGAGGCGGTCCCTCCTGCGGGCCCTCGCCAGAGTCTGGATGGAGGCGACCACCACCTGGGCGTCGGTGTCGTCGGCCTCCGCCTTGACGATGCCGATGCCTCCCCGGCGCACCTGGGCGGAGGCGGCCATCAGACGGACCTCGGGCTCCTTGGCGTCGGCGAGAAGCTGGGCGCAGGCGGGGGTGATGCCGAGCTCAGGCCACTGGGCGGCGACCTTGGCGGCGGCCTGCGACACGAGCTCGTCCCGGTGGGCGATGATGAGAGCTCGGCCTTGCCGTCGTTCGGCGAGGTGGGCGAAGATGACCGTCTTGCCGAGGCCGGTGGCGGCCACGAGGAGCTGTCGGCGGCAGCCCTCAGCCTCCGCCTTGGCTACGGCGTCAAGGGCCTCCTCCTGGTACGGGCGGAGCGCCAGCCGGGTCATCGCCGAGCCTCCGTGCAGACGGAGCAGATGTCGGCGACGGGGTTGGCCTTCCAGCCTTTGCTCTCGGCGACAGCCCGGGCAAGGTGGACGGCGTTGGTCCTCTGGCGCACGCCGTCGTAGACGGTAAACGGCGTCGTGGCGCCACACAGGTTGCAGACGAGGGCCACGCCGTGAGTGAGGCTCACGTGATGCCGAGCTCGTGGGCGACGAGGTACGTGACGGCGGCCCGGCGGGTCGTGAAGCCCCCGAACAGGAAGCGGGCCCGGCCAGCCCTGATGCGGGCGGCCATCTCCGGGTCGTCCATCTCGGCCGGGCTGGTGCCGAGGTCGGCGAGCTCTGCGTCGTCGGCGAGGGCGTCTACCGGGTCGTCAGGGTCGGGCCGGTACGACCAGCACGCCCACTCCCGGGGCTTGTCGGCCGTCCCGTCTCGGGGAGCGGAGACGCAGCCGATGACGTCCCACGGGAGGATGACCTCCCACGTCGAGTCGAGCGGGTCCTCCCCGTGGGCCTCGGTGAGGCGGCGGAGCTTCGGGCGGTCGGTCACGGGAGCTCCCTCCACGGGCCCCAGTGCTCGTGCTCGGTCACCAGCTGGTGCACCTGGGCCATCGAGTACCGGAACGTCTTGCCGATCTTGCCGAGCCGGTAGTGCCGAGCCGGTAGTAGAGCTCCCGGGGGGCGGCCACGTGGCGGCCGGAGGACAGGTCCACGCAAACGACGGTGTTGCGCATCTTGCCGTCCTCCAGCCGCACGGGGGCCCGCTTCTCGGCCCAGGCGTGGTCGTGGCGCTCCCCGGGACGGGGCTGGTCGGGGCGCCTGGGCGTCTCCCTGTCGGGGGTGGTTACCTTGGCGTGCACGAGGGTGAACGACGGGTCGCTGAGCACGAGCTTGGCGGCGGCGGCGAAGCAGTCGCCCTGGCGGCGTTCCGGGTCGGCGACGACCTCCCGGGGAACCCACAGGTCGGTCATGACCCGCAGGCGACGGTCAGCGTCTCGTAGACCTGATCGAGGTTGTCCCAGCGGGCGCCGGACTTGGCCCACAGCGAGCGGGCGGGCTGGCCGGGAACGGTGCTGATGTCGATGGTGCAGATACCGACTGCGTTGAGCAGGCGCTGGGCGAGGGCTGAATCGGTGCGGGTCATGACTGGGTGCCTCCTTGGGCGTGGTGCTTGGTTGGGAGCCCCCAGCATAGACTAACCCGGGTTAGCCCGTCTACCCCGTTGCGGCCAATGCCTTGTCGGCACGCTTCAAGGTCTGCACGACGAGGGCGTCCGTCACGCCCGAGGCGGCTGCCAGCACCTTGTGGGTGATGGCCCTCTCCCGACCCTCACGCCACAGCGCCAGGCGCCGGTCGTAGAGCAGCTGGAGCTCGCTGTTGGCCGTGTCGATCTGCGGGGCGAGGTCGGCCAGGGCGTCGAGCAGCCCCTCGGACCCTCCCCGCTCGGCGATGGCCTCGGCGACGTTGACGGTCTGCACCGACGGGTTCCGAGTCTTGGTCTGGCGCTGGCTCATTCGCTGCCCTCCTCGGGCTTGACGGGGGTGACGTTGTCGCCCATCCGGTCCGCCAGGCTCCCCTGACCGGCCTCGGCGTCTCGGAGCTCTCGCAGCCGCACCTGCATCTCGGCGATGACCGGGCCGACCAGGTCCTCGGCGGCGAGCCCGGCGGCCTCCGCCTTCAAGGTCACGATGCGCTCCAGGCCCGTCTCTCCGCCCTTGCCGACCCACGGCTTGCCGGTCACCTGGCTCACGTGGGCCTTCACGATGACGAATACCTCGTCGCCCGTCTTGAGCCAGCACGGCTCGACTCGCATCGAGTCGGACAGGCCGTCCCCGGCGTTGGTCAGCTTGATGGTCGTGTGGGTGAACGCCTCACCATCGAGGTCGCCCAGCCCCAAGTTGTTGATGACTGCCATGCGTCTGAACCATAGCCCGGTTAGCCCGGGTTCTTGGGGGCGAACGCCTCCAGCATCCGGAGCTCCAGCCGGGGGCCTTTCGGCGCCAGGAGAGCTCCCAGCCACGTCAGGTCTGACGGGTCGAGCACGGCCGTCTCCACCCCGGCGGCGTCGAGGTCGTGGAGCACCTGCCACTGGCCGAGGGTGAGGCGGTCGGGGGGCACCTTCAGCTCGATGGCCAACTGTCGGCGGGCGACGGGATGCCAGCAGAACAGGTCAGGCCAGCCGTCCACGTTCGTCGCCGTAGTCCACTTGCGGCCCTTCCCGATGGAGCGGCGGACGTGGAGGTGGCGCCAGCCGAGGACGTGCAGGGCCTCGGTCACGGTCGCCTGGAGGTCCACGTGGCTGATCGGGAGGCCGGTCATTCCTCGATCCCCCAGGTGGCCTTGCAGGCCCCGCAGGCGTGCGGGATGCCCTCGGTCAGGTGGCCCTCGTACAGGCGGCACCAGTGGCCGAACTCGATGGCGCCGTCAATCTCGGTGTCATCGGTGGTGGCGAGGCACTGCCGGTCGAAGTCGGGGGCGGTCATCGGAGGAGCCCCAGCGGCTTGGACAGCTCCGGGTGGGCGTGCACCCAGTCGTGGTGGCCCCGGCAGAGCGTGACCAGGTTGTCGAGGGCGTCGGGCCCGCCCCGGCCTCTCGGCAGGACGTGGTGCGGGTCGTTGACGCCCCAGCACTTCACGCCGTACAGCTCCGGGCGGACCTTGCAGCCCCCGTCCCGGACGTAGCACGCTCTGGCGAGGGCCGGGTCGAGGCCCTTGCGGCGGACAGGCAGAGCTCGTCGGCTCCGGCGTTCCCACGCCCGGGCTGTCTCCAGGCTCGCCCTCAGCGGGGTGCGGCGCTTCACGGCCAGCATCCCTGGTGGGCGTAGACGTGGCTGCCTCCCCGCTTGGGGACGAGCCGGTGGATGATCGTGCCGGTGGCGATCGGCCCGTGGCAGAAGGCGCAGTACGCCATGCCCTGCCCGTCGTTCGGGCCGGTCGTCACCTTGGCGGTCGAGGTCACGACGGCGAAGTAGTCGGCGGCCCTCATCGCTTGTTGCTCGCAGGCCAGTTGGTGCACGTCGCCCGGTGGGGCACGTACCGGGGCCCGGGCGGCGGCGACCCGGGGAGCAGACTGTCGAGCAGGCCCGGTGGGGCGAGCTCGGCCTTGGTGAGCACGTGGGCCTTGCCCTTCACGAGCACCACGTTGCCCTCGCCCACCGGCTCCGGGTCGAGGGACAGCCACGCCCCCGACGCCTCCGTCCGCACCCACAGGACCGGGCCTCCGCACCCCTTGCAGTGCCCCCTCGTCTCAGTCATGGTCGGGCCCTTCTGCCCGGTATCCGGCCTCTACGGCCTGGAGGGGCGGTCGCCCAGGGGCGGCCCGCCGGTTGCCTCTCCGGGGCCGCTCGTGGTCAGCCTGGCAGCGGTCGCAGTTGAAGGCGTCATGGTCGGCCTCCAAGCAGCCGGAGCTCCAGCGGTAGAACGCTCCGGCGTTGCAGTCCTTGCACGGGTACATGGTGTTGAGCAGGGCGGCCCGGTGCCCCGGGCGGGCGGGCTGCTCGAAGCGGTCGGCGTAGGCCGGGGTGACGTACACCCAGCGGAGCCCGTGGCATCGGGGGCAGCGGCAGCGGCCCCCGCACTCCATGCAGTCGGTCAGGAGGTCGGTGGTCATCGGCGGCGGTCCTCTCCGCCGACCCGGACCACGGTGGCGTTGTGCACCAGGCGGGAGTAGATGCGAGGCCCGAACGTCTCGGCCATCTTCTCGGGCGTGGTGTTGGCGGTCACGATGGTCGGCTGCTGGTCCATCCACCGGCGGTTGACGATGGCGTACAGGCGCTCTGCGGTCCACTCCGTCGGACGCTCGGCGCCCAGGTCATCGAGGATCACCAGCCCCGTCTCCACGCCCGCAGCGAAACGCTGCATGCCGACGGGCCCGGCCGTCACGGTGACGCCCTGCCGGGTGATGGTCCCGAGGTCGCCCCCCGGGCGGAGGGCGTCCAACAGCTCGACCACCGGCACGAACAGCGGCACCTCATACTCCCGGGCGGTCGCCACGGCGGCGTAGGTCTTCCCGGTGCCCACGGGGCCGATCAGCAGGAGAGCTCCGGCCTCCGGGCTGTCGTGCGCCCACGCCTCCGCCCAGCGGTGACACGGGTCCCGCACCTCCCGGGGGAGCGCCCCGAGGCTGGCGTTGCGGAAGCGGACAGGGATGGCCGCCTGCCAGGCCAGGTCCCACGAGCCCTGCATGATCTCGTCCACGTAGGCGTTGATGGTGTCTCGGTCGATGGGCCCCTCGGGCTCGTCGTACGTGCGGGTCATAGCTGCACCTCTCCGGACGGGAGCTCTCGCCCCTCGTCCAGTGTCTCGTCATGTTGGGGTTGGGCCGCCCTGGTCTGGCGGAGCGCCAGGTCGAACCCGTTGCGGGTAAACGCCTTGATGGTCGGCAGAGCCCTGGAGAGCTCGCCCTCGGAGTACCCGGCGTCCAGGGCCTCCTCGATCCGGGCCCGCAATGCGAGGAACCCGGCTACCGGCTTGGTGGGGAGTCTCTCCCATTCAGCCCGGGCGAGCCTGTCCGCCACGGAGCTGTGAGGGCGGGCCTCCGGCTGGGCAGGAGCCTTCTGCTTTCGTGCAGGGGTTGGGTTGGCCAGCACGAGGTCAACCTGGGGGGCGTCTGGGCTCCCCCCAGGCCCCGGGACGGGGCCAGGGGTTATGGGGTTATGGGTTGTGGTTGTAGTAGTTGGTTTGTCCGTCGCCCGGCGGCGTCCCTCCCGGGCGCCCCCCAGAACAGGCTGTCCGCCCAGGTCAGGAGCTTCCGGTGTCGCATTGCCCCTGGTGGCGGTCGCCCCCCTACCGGCGTGCTTGGGGGGTCGCTCGGCGACGGGCCTCTCGGGGCCGCACCACGAGCACCTGAGACGCCCGCATGACTCCCCGGCCCGGATCAGGATGCGGTACAGGTTGGTGCGGCGGTTGGCGGCGAGGCGGGGGTCGGGGGCGCTGTTGACCAGGCGCTCGATGGCGCCCACCTCCACGAGACGGCTGAGCACGTCGGACGTGGTGCGGTCCCGGCGCAGCCCGGCCTCGGTCCCGATGAGCGAGACGCCCGGCCAGGACTCCCATGCGGGCGGGTCGCCTACGGGCTCGCCCCCGGCGTGGTTGGCGAGGCTGACGAGCACCATGCGCTCGGCGCCAGTCGTGCGACTGTGGTTCAGCACCCAGTCAAGGGCGGCGACACTCATGGGCCTCCTCGGGGTGAGGGAGAGGCGGTTGGGGCCGGGTAGGTCTATCCCACCCGGCGGTCACGACGCTGTGGACGCCTTCGCCTTGGCCTTGGCCCGGGCGATGGCGCTGTCCGCCTTCTCGTCGGCGGCGGCCTTAGCGTCCTCAGAGCTCGCAGGAGGCTCTGGGTGCCCAGTGGGGGCCTCCGGGTCGTTGCCCGGCTCCTCGTCAACAGGAGGGGCCTCCTCCGGGGCCGTAGCGGGGGGGCTGGCAAGGTCCGTCGCCACTCGGGCGGCGATCCACGCCTCAGCCTCGGCGAGACGTTCCGCCGGCAGAGCCCCGGGGGCACCGAAGACGTCCACGAAGGCCGTCTTGGCGGCCACCTTGGGCGGGCCCTCCAGGGCGTTGAAGGCGTCCACAAGCTCGTCCACCTGCGTCTGGGTGATCAGCTCCACGCCTCCGTCCAGCCACTCCTTCAAGATGCCAGCGAAGCGGGCCTGATCGTTCTGGCGAAACTGCATCCCGGCCAGGGTGGCGCAGCGGGTCTTGCCGATCTCGATGGTGTGCGCCTGGTCCATCTGGACCACGACCTGGAACTCGTACTCGAGGTCGTCCCGCTGGACGGGCGCCATGCCGAGCTTGACGACCTTCTGCTTGCCACCGGCGTCGGGCTCCTGGGCGTAGCTCATGCGGGCCCGGGTGCACACGATGACGTGGGCGGGGCTGCGGAGGATGGAGTCCACCATGCGGTCCTGGATGGGGGTGGCCTCCTTCCAGCCGCCGAACTTGCCGTCGGCGATGTCGAGCGTGCCGCCCTCTCCCCGCCAGAAGTGCGAGGCGGAGTCCACCACGATCACGTCGTAGCCGCCCTCCCCCTGCCACAGCGACCCGGGCACACGCTTGGCGCCGAGCTCCTGGATGGTGAGGGCGAGGTCACGAGGGTCAAACGGAGGGGCCCACCTGATGGTGTCGAAGCGGAAGCGGTCGGCGTACAGCTCGGCGGCCCCGGTGTCCTGGTCGGACGGCTCGGTGTCGATGATGACGGTGGGCCCGGATGGGGCGAGCACCTCGGCGACGGAGAGGGCCGTCCACGTCTTGCCCGCACCGGAGGCGCCGGAGATGGCGAGGCGGGCCTTGGTGGCGGTGCGTTGCCCGGGGTGGCCCTGGGAGAGGCGGGAGCGGGCGGTGCCTGTGGTGGTGTCATGGGTCATGGTGTCTCCTCAGTTGGGGTTGGGGGCTGGTAGCAGAGCCAGACGTCCTTGTGGTCGAGGCGCCACTTGTGGGCCTCGTCCGTCTCGGCGCCGAAGCTCCCGGTCAGGGCGCTCGGGGGGTTCTGTTGGGGGGCCCGGTAGGCCACGGTCAGGCGGCGCTTCATGAACTGCTTGCCTCGGGCGTAGGCGGCGTTGTTCCCCAGAGCGGGAACGACCTCCAGCCGGAACCACTGGCCGGGGGTCGCCCGCACCTCCCGGGCGATGGCGTCGTAGTCCACCCGCTGCTGGGTGGTGGCCGGGGGCAGGGGCCCGGGGATGAGGCTCATGCGGGCTTGACCTTGGGCTTGATCCTCTCGGGCGTCACGTCGAGCCCAGGCACCCGGTCGCCCCGGAACGTCGCCACGAGCTCTGAGTCCACCACGAGCACCTGAGTGACCTCGCTGCCAGTGGCGCACTCGGGGCAGACGCCCGGCGTGCGGTCGTCCCAGCCGGGGGCCCGGTAGATGCAGCCACAGCTCCGGTACACGTCCACGGCGAGCGGCCGGTCCTCGATCTGGCAGGCGGCCTGGATGCCCGACAGGGAGAGCTCCTGCTTGGTGAAGGCGTCCCGGGCCTCCAGGTCGTCCACGGCGTCCCGGGCGGCCAGCCACTCCCACACGGCGGCCTCGTCGCCCACGTAGATGCGGCGAGGCTGCTTGGTGGTCGTCACCTTCCCAGACGGGAGGGCCAGGGTCGCACGGTCGGTCCGCTGGCGCCAGGCGAGAGCGAAGCGCTCCAGGTGGCCGGTGAAGAACTCGGCCTTGCGGACGATGCGACGGAGCTCGGCGGCCTCCCAGACGTCGATGGGTTCACGCCACAGGGCGGCCTGGTCGCTGATGGCGGCGGCCTCGGCCTGGTAGGCGGCCAACAGGCGCATGGCCCACTCGGCCTCGTCCTGGGTGGTCGGCTCCCACCGCTCAATCTCGGGGGGCAGCGGCTCCAAGTCCTGGTCGTCTGCGACGTCGGGCGGGATCAGGTCAGGGTCGAACGGGGCGGCGGGCATCAGCTCCGCCGGGATGAGGTCGGGCATGGGGCCTCCTGTTGGGGTGGAGGCCGCCAGTCTAACCCGGGTTAGCGGGCGAGGCTACTGGGGCAGAACGGACTGCGACCGGCCACCCAGCGCCAGCCCCGAGCTCCGAGAGGTGCGAACCCAACTGGAGCCCTTCTGGTGCAGGTGGCCGGTCGCCCAGCCCCAACGCCCGAGAGCCTACCCCCCAGCAGGCGGGGGCGTTGGATAGGTCGCAGAGCGCTTCCCGAAGACGTTCATGAGGGCGGCCACGACGCCCGAGGCGGCTGCCACGAGAGCGGCGACGGCGGCCTTGCCGAGCGGCGAGACGGACGGGAACGTCCCCTCGGAGCTTCCGGCCCAGGCGCCCACATCGGCCAGCCAGCCGACGAGGGACAGGCCGAACATGCCCACGAACGTCTGCACGGCAGTCCGGGAGGCCGCACGCAGCCAGTCGGGCCAGTTGTCAGTGATGGCCCCGGCGTCCCCAGCGAGGCGCCCCGAGGCCTGGAGTCGTGCAATGAGTCGCATGGCGGGCAGCCTACGGCTCGGTCGGCTCGGGGTAGAGGATGCGCTGCACCATCGCCCCCACCGTCCCCTTGCGGAAGCCGGGGTCGGGGTCGTCCCGGTCCATCAGGTTCGTCCACACCTCCTCCAGCTTGGTGCGGGCGTCGGCGTTCCACCGCTGGTCCATCCGCACGCTGGCGTCGGCCCCGGCGAGCAGCCGGGCCTTCTCCTCAGGCGTCCACACTTCATCCTCCTTGAAGGTCCGGATCATCTCCAGGTAAACGTCCCACGGGAAGCCGAAGCCCGGGTCGGTGTGGCCGCCCCCGACCTTCAGCGCACGGGTGATGTCGCCATGCCCACACAGCCCGTGCATGCCCGACCTGATCTCGGCGTCCGTCAGGCGGAACGGCGGGATCACGTACAGGTCCGACCAGCGGGCGAACGCCCGGGCGCCCTGCTCCATCGTCCGACGGGAGCTGCGGTCCAGCCACTCCGCTCGGCTTTGGCGTGCGTACCCGGCGTGCTCGATCTGCAGGGCCCAGTCGTTGACGGAGCGCCCCCGGTACGGGTAGCCCTTCGCCCCGGCTGACTTCTCGGTGTCCCGCACGCACCGCACGGTGCTGTCCTCGTCGCAGCACAGGTGCGTCGAGCCCTGGGCGGCGGAGCTCTGGAAGTACCGGGCGCAGTTCTCGGCGGTCAGCGGGCCCTCAGGGGCCTCCATGTCGTGCACCACGCCCAACGATGGCGGCCAGCAGGCGGCCGGGCGGGGCCACGCCAGCCGGGCGGGCACGTACGGGTAGTTAGTCAAAGTCCAGCTCCAGCCCCACCCTGTCGGCGACCTCTTTCAGCACCTTGGTGTTGCGGGCCACCCGGTACTCGGTCCGCACGATGGCGTCCTTCATCGTCTCCCCGTTGTGCTCGGAGAGCTCCTCCTTGCACCAGGCGATGTCCTTGGCGGCCTTCTCGAACGTCGGGGCGAGACGCTTCCCGGACGAGCGCATCTCGGCCCTGACGACCTGCCGGATGCTGTCCTGGAAGTCCTCCTTGGCGGACCGGAGGAGCCAGGCGCCCCCGAACTTCACCACGGCGACGGACACGAGCGTGCCCACGGCGAGGAGGACGCCCGTCACGATCGGGTCCCAGTTGACCGCCAGGACGAACACGAGCATGCCCGCCACGACCTTGCTCACCTTGACCACTGTACGTGGCGGAGGGCGCTCCTCTCGGCCAACGCCAGGAACTCGGTCAGCGGCCTCCGGTCGGGCGTTCCGGCCCAGTCGGACGGCGACGGCCATGGCGAGACGGCTGCGACCGCTCTCCTCGCCTCGTCCACGGTGTGGGTGACTCTCGGCCACCCGTCGGGGCCGCCCACGTCGAGCAGGCAATGTGGCACTCCGGTCCATCGGCACTCCACTGATGATGCCCATCCGGCCGTCGCCACAACCAGGTCGGCGCCAACCATCCTTTCGGCTGCCCCCCACCCGGACAGGGAGACCAGCCTGGCCCCCTCCGGGACGGAGTCTGCCACCCGGTTCTCGATGATGTTGCGATACCGCCGGTTGCTCAGCGTGGCGACCACCGGCGTCTCGGGCCCGACGCCCCACAGCTCCCGGACGGCGCCCCGGGTCAGCGGGAGCCCGTCAGCCCACGGGTGGATCGGCCCGGCGTCGAGGTCCCAGTCGGGCGCCCCCGAGCTCGCCCACCCCAGCCTGACGCAAGGTCGACCGTCAGCCACAGCGACCTCCCACCACGACGGGTCGGCCACCAGCAGATCAGCGGGGAGCTCTGCGAGCTGCCGGGCCGCCGGCACGCCGCAGCAGTCGAACGAGACGTGGCCGATGCCTTCTCGGTCGCACGGCTCCCAATCTCGAGGAGCCCGGTAGCCGACCACGAAGCCGGGCGTGTGGCGCAGGACGGCGATGGCCCGAGTGAGGGGCCCCCAGCTGCCCGAGTCGGCGAGCCAGGCGATCACCCGGTGCCCGACGAGACGGGGTTGCAGCCGTCGCTGCCGCCCCGGCCTCGCATGAGCACGTCCAGCTCGCCCTCCCCCACCACGACGGCCTGGGACGAGAGGTTGATGATGTAGAGGCCCACGGTCAGGTCGGCTCCGGCTTGGAAGTCGAACACGAGGCGTGGGTACAGGGACATCTGGTCGCCAGCGGTCGAGCCCTGCACCCGGTGGAAGCGGATCGGGTGGTAGCGGGTGCCCGAGATGCTGATCTGGGAGCGGAGGTAGAAGTCTCCGCCCACGGACAGCTCCCCGGTGAAGCCTCCGGTCACCACGATGCGCCCGGCGGCGGGCCGGGGCACCGTGACCGTCAGGAGAGTCTGGTTCTCCCCGACGCTGAACTCCTCCGTGCCCGTTTGGAAGGCGCAGAAGGTGTCGCAACAGTCGAGCGTCGGGCCGGGCGGGTCGTCGTTGAGGGCGGGCAGGCGGCGCTCCAGCTCCTTCAAGCGGGCGTCGTAGTTCGCCAGCATGTTCTCCATGTCGTCCGGGTAGCGGAGCATCAGGAGGCGTCCAGCTCGGACACCATCACGCAGTCCACCGTGGCCGTGTGGGGCTCGCAGGCCAGGACCGTCTTGATGATCTTCATGCCCTCGAAGATGTCCACCTCGCCATCCTGCAGGTCCACGTCGAGGAGGCGGCCGGGCAGGAGAGCCCCGTCGCCGATGACCTCCTCGGCCGGGTCGAACACGGCGGTCCGCTGGATGGTGAGACGCAGCACGTGGGCCCGGCGCATCTGGCGGCCCCGACCGTCGGCCTGCGTCTTGACGTCCTGGAAGCCCTCGATCTTGGCGGGGAACACTGACTCCCAGCCGAGGTCGGGACTCAGCTGATCCACCCAGACGCCCTCGTCCAGCTCGAACCCGTCGCCTCGGCCCATCACGATCACCCGGTCAGCGTGCTCGTCCGTCGCCCACAGCCACTCGTAGTCGCTGATGTTCCCGCCAGAGCTCCCGTCAGCCCACGTCGCCTGCAGACGGCCCCCGGGGGGCTCGTAGCCGAGCGGGGAGTACACGGCGATCTCCCTGGTGTTGAGGGCGGGCTGCTCGGGCAGCCAGTCCACGCCCCCGTCCAGCGTCTCCATCTCCCGCATGGCGGCCAAGATGTTCTGGCGGCCGGAGTACTTGTAGGCCCGGGTCAGCTGGGCGCCACCCCCGTCCTGCACGTTCATGCCGATGAACAGGTCCGTCTTGCCGATGCCGGTGTCCTGGGCGTGGGCCACCAGCAGGGTGATGATCGTGCCCGGGTCGCCCGAGGCGTACAGGCGCTCCTCCTGCCGCACCAGCACCTTGTCGAACAGGGCCCCCGACTCTGGGGCCCGGAGCTGTACCCGGAGGTTGACCGTGCCGAGGCCGCCCGGGACGTACACCTTCATGCGGACCAGCTGCCAGGCGCCCTTGATGCGCCAGTCCGGGGCGGCCAGCTGCTCCCACAGGAGGTTGCTGGAGCCGTCGAGGAGCTCGATGCGGAGAGCGGCGCCGTCGGGCGGGACCATGTAGTCCGCCACGGTGCTGTTGACGTTGACCCAGACGGTGATCCACAGGAAAGTGTCGAACGGCTGGCCTCCCACGGGGATCAGCGTCACGTTCTGCAGGCCAGTGTTGTTCTGAACGGCGGAGATGCTGACCTCGGCCACCCCCGAAGCTCCGTCTGGGCCGGGCCCGGCGTCCCACGTGCCCGTGGCGCCCCCGAACGTCGCCCACCCGGCCAGGTCCGTCACGAAGTCCGGGTTGATCGTGACGAGGTTGGGGTGGGCGTTGAGACGGCCCACGTACCGGCGCTTCAAGGCGTAGCCGAAGCCGAACCCGGAGAGGGTGAGGGTGGTCGGGGCGGGCTTCTGCCGGGGCGAGGGCAGGATCGTCTTTACGAAGTCCACGCCGTAGAACACAGCGAGCTCTCGCCCGTCCAGGAACTCGCCCCCAGCGAAGAACAGGGCGGCGGTCGGGTCGAGGGCGGCCATGTACGCCTCGTTCTGGCCGATGCCGTTCAGCTCCCAGCCGAGCGACACGGGGTAAGCCCTGATGGCGCCGTGGCTCGTGCCGTCCGGCTCCACCACGGTGCACGACCAGGCCTCGGGCGCCGGAAGCGGCGTAGGCGGCGGCACGTCAGTACTGCGTCGGGTCGGGGCAGCGGAAGTCGAGCATCACCCGCAGAGCTCGGAGGCCCTTCAACATGGGGCTGGTGTCGAGCACAGCTCCGTCGGGGCGGCCCAAGAACGTCAGCGTGCTCGAGCCGAAGAAGTCGATGGTCAACGTCAGGTCGGCCATGGATGGCGCCCAGGCGACCCGGAGGACTTCCCACAGCGCCCAGACGTCGGCGCCGTCCGTCTCCACGTCACCCAGCCCGGGGCCGATGGTCAGGTCAAAGCCGAGGTGGCGGACGTCCCGGTAGTCACGCTGGCCGATGGCGCCGTCATCGTTGCCCTGGTTCACGTCGTTGTTCCGCACGGGAGGCTCGCCGAGCCCGACGATGCCCTGCTGCCCCCAGCAGTACACGGTCCCGTCGCCGAACGAGATGGTCCGGGAGGCGATGGCGGCCGTCACTCCGTCGGCGCTCAACCGACAGCCCCCTGCACCCGGAAGGCGATCTGGCGGCCCACGAGGTCGGCCTGCTCGCCCGGGGACGCCCCCGGCGGCACCGGCACGACGATGTCCCCGGTGAACGTGACCTCAGTCGCCCCCGGAGAGGCCCCGAGGTTTGCCGGAGAGGCGCCGAAGCTCGCTCCCAGGGAGAGCGCCTGGGCGGCGCTCGTAGCGGCGCTCGGGAGTGCGTTCGTGAACTCGGTCAGGTCCGGGGCCGACAGTCCCTCGTTCAGGCCGATGTTGAAGCCCTCAGCCACGTCTCCGCCGATGCGCATCATCACCCGGCTCGGACTGCCCAGCTGGAACCCGGCGCCGAACACTCCCAGCGTGGCGTCGATGACCGCCTGGGCGGCGACCTTGATGGCGGCGATGCTGTTCGCCAGCCCCTCGGCCGTGCCCTCCCCCACCCCTTCGCCGATGGCGATGGAGCGCAGCTTGGCCTCTGCGGCGATGGCGTCCAGCTCGGCGAAGAACGCCTCGTCCCCCTGCTCCAGAGCGGCAGCGAGGCGAGGCCCGATCGTCTCGGCGACCTCCGGGCCGAACAGGCCCTCAGCGGTCTGGTTGGCCTCCTCCACGAGACGGAGCGTCCCGTCGGTGATGCGGGTGGCGAACGCCCGTTGGCGGGCCTCAGCGGTGTCCTCCTGCAGGGAGATGAAGTCGAACCTCGTCTCCATGTCGGCCAGGGCGACGTCTGAGGCGGCGGCGGCCTCGGCGGCGAGCCCGGCGCTCCCCACCCCCTGCTCGGCGAACGTCTGGGCGAGGTCGGTGGCGCCCCGGGCGATCAGCTTCTGCAGGTTGACCGTGAACGAGGCGGCGTCGGTGACCTGCTTGGCGTAGTTGGTCAGGAAGGCATCGACCGTGTCCTTGGCCTCGTCGCCGAACGTGGTGGCGAAGGCGTCCTGCACGCCCCCCAGCCCCTCCACGAAGGCGTCCCCGAGCTCCCGGGCCTTGTCGGCGAGCTTGCCCAGGTTCTCGTGCAGGTCCTCGACCGGGATGTTGGTCAGCGCCGACACCTCGGCGAACTGCTGCTCGGTGTCCGTCCCCCGGAGGAACGCAAGGGTCAGCTCGTCCAGCGCTGTGCGGGCCGCCACGATCGGATCGACCTGGATGCCGAGGTCCGTCTGTTGGGCCTTGAAGGCGGCGATGGCGTCGGCCCCCTGGAAGCCGAGCGCCAGCGCCTCGTCCTTGGTGATGCCGAGCTGCACGGCGAGGTCGTCGGCGCCGATGGACGTCTCGTTCATGGCCGCCAGGATCGAGTCGAGCCCAGTGACGGCCTCGGTCAGCTGCTTCCGCTTGAACGGGTCGATGGCCCGGTTGGCGTCCTCGGCGAGCTCGTTCCGGGCGTCGGCCACCGCAGTGAACTTGGCGGCCAGCGTGTCGAAGTTCCCACTGGAGATGGCGGCATTCACGTCGTCAACGATGCCCCCCAGGAAGTCCTCGGTGTCGCCCTGGTCCGACTGGATGCGGTTCTGGATGACCTCCACGCCGACAGCGATGGCGGCGAGGCCCCCGGCGGCCCGAGCGAACTTGGCGCCCGACCCGGCCCCGAAGACATCATCGAGCTTGTTGCCGAGCTTCCCGGCGGCCGTCTGGATCGTGCCGAAGTTCTGGAGGATCTTCCCGCCGATGATCATGACCGGCCCCAGGGCGGCGGCCAGCGCCAGAGCTCCCACGGCGGCCGTCTGCAGCGGCGCTGGCAGGGCGGAGAACAGGGCGGCGCCCTTGGCGAACAGGCTCAGCACCTCGGCGAGCACGGGCAAGGCGACGTTGCCGATGTCAGCGAGGGCCGTCTGGGCGGTGGCGGAGGCCTTGGCGAGCTCGGCGGCCTTGGTCGCATCGAACGCCCCGAAGGCGGAGTCCAGGGTGCCGGCGCTGTTGCTCAGGTTGTTGAACACGGCATCGACGGCGGCGCCCTCCTCCCGGGTGAGGGACAGCACCCCGACGAACCCCTCGGCGTCCTCGAACACTTCGCCCAGCGAGCCGCCCGTCTCCTCCAGGCCCTTGCGGACGTCCCGGAGGGTGCCGAGCAGCCCCTGGTCGGCCAGGCTCTCCCGGAGGCTCTCGCTCGAGAACCCGGCGGCCAACAGGGCCTCGGCTCCCTGCTGGGTCGGCTTGACGAGCTTCTGGAGGATGCCCGCAACGGCGGTGGCCGACTGGGAGGCGTCCCCCGACTCACGGGTCAGGAACGCCAGGGCGGCGCCCACGTCATCGAACCCCACTCCGAGCTCGGCGGCGAGAGGGAGGAGACGGCCGAACTGGGGGGCCAGCTGGGACGCCTCGGCCTTGCCTTCCTTCACGGTGTTGACGAGGATGTCCGTCGCCTGGGCGGCGTTCAGCACCTCGGGCCCGTAGGCGGCGACAGCTCCGGTGATGGCGTTCGCTACGTCCCTGGTGTCGCCCAGCCCGGCGGCGGCGGCCCGGGCTGAGGCGTCGAGGACGTCGAAGGCTTGCTGGCCGGTGAACCCGGCGGAGAAGATGGCCAGCAGCGCCTCGGACAGGTCGGTCAGGCTCTTGCCCGTCTCCCCGGCCAGGCTCCGGATGACGACGTTGGCCTGCTCGACCTGCTCGGCGGTGCCCCCGGCGAGGCCGATGGTCTGGGCGAGGGTCGTCTCCACGTCTGTGGCGATGCCGATGGCCTGCTTGCCGAGGAGGATCAGCGGGAGGGTCAGCCCGACGCTCAGTTTCTGCCCGGCGGACACGAAGGTGTCCCCGGCCCGGCCGATGCGGACCAGGCGGTCCTCGGCGATCTCCGCCTCACGCTGGATGCGCTTGATGTCCGCCAGGAGCGGGTCGGCGTCGGCGTCAATCGGCACGTTGATGTCCAGGCCCTCGCCCTGGGCCTCCAGGCTGCGGATGGCGGAGCTCGCCTGGGCGGTGTTGGCGTCCACCCGGACGTCCACGTCGAGTGTGTCGGGGACAGCCCCGAGCTCCTGCTCGATCTCCCGGCGGAGGTCGGCGCCGACCGTCTCCAGGGCGTTGCTCAGCTGCTGGGACATCTTCTGCCCGGCCTTGCTGAGGTTGATCTGGGAGAGCTCCTGGACGAACTTGTCGTCGTCGGGGCGGATGACGACGAAGGCCTCGCCAACCACGGTCATGCCGGGCTCTCCTGGGGCGTCTCGGGCACCACCGTCCCGACGGGCCGGGGGCGCTGGGCTGACGGGTCACGCAGGGGGGCTGGGCCCCCGGTCAGCGCCATCATTGCACGGTGGGCGGCCTCGGACACCGGACCCTGCCCCCACGTGTCCCGCTCGATCCAGAACGGCTGGTCCACGAGCTCTGCCACCCGGTTGTGAGGAAGGTGGGCCGTCTCGACCATCAGCATGTGGATCAGGTCGCACAGCGAGTCGAGGGTCAGCGCTTCTCGGTCCACCCCGAGGGTGGTCAGCTTGGCGTTGCAGTAGCTGCTGTTCGTGACCGCCCAAGCCGTCAGGTGGAGGGCGGTTCGGTAGGGCGGCCCGTGTACTCCTCCGCCAGCCACAGGAGGATCGGCCCGAGGTCGTCCTGCATGTTGAGGGCCCGGTCGGAGTCGTTCACGAGCGCCTGCCAGCGGCCACGCTGAGACTTGGCCATCTGGGTCGGGTCGAACGGGGGCGTCTCCCCGTTGACGGCGACCGGCTCCACGTCCATCAGCGCCCGGCGCACGAACCCAATCACAGCCCCGGCGTTCCAGATGCGCTCGCCCTCCGGCGTCACCCGCATCGCCAGGGCAAGGTCGGCCATCGCCTGGGGTGCGATGCGAGGCCAGCACTTGAACGTCTCGGACCAGGGCTCCCCGGTGCTAACCCGGATACCGGACACGGTGAAAGACAGAGGCTCGGGCTCAGCGGAGATGACGGCGAAGTCACGATGACGGGTCACGGCGCCGGAGCCTAGATCAGAAGCGGGCCCGCAAGTCGGGGAGGCTGTCGGCCAGGTAGCGGTTGGGTTGGGTGCCCGGGTGGTTCACGGACCTGATGCGGATGACCTTCCCGGCGGCGGGCCAGTAGAACACGAGGAACGGCTTGCGGCGGGCGGTGATCCTGTGGGGGATGGTCCCCTCGTGGTGGAGGAGGGCGATGGGGTCCTCAGAGCCCACCAGCACCTTGACGCCCTCGGGCCCGCCGACGACGAGGCGCTTCACGATGCTGTCCCGGAGGGTGCCCGGTCGGCGGCCTCCCGAGCGGGGAAGCGGGTCGCCCGGCGCACGCTTGTAGACGCCCACCCGGCGTCGGGCCCCGGCCTTCACGATGTCCCCCGCCACGAGGAGCGCCTTCGCCACCGGGCCGGAGGCGCCGTGGAGCACCTGGTTCAGCGCCCGGTTGTCGATGACGACGTGCCCGGCGAAGCTCCCCTTGAGCGCCATCAGGCGACCGGGATCACCAGAGCCACGTTGATGCGGAGCGTGGACCCGGCGAGCCCCCCGTCGGGGCCCTCGGGCGCCCACCCGTTCGGCGACCACTGGTGCACGCCGAACGGGCGGCCAGCGCTCTGATCCTTCGCCAGGAGGGCGTTCATCACGTGCGCCTGGTCCTGGTAGGTCAGCTGGGCCGTGTTCGTCACGGAAGCGGCCGACGGGAGCTCCGCCTCCCCTCCTCGCAGGTCGAGCTCGGCGGCGCTGAGGTCGCAGCGGACGATGGTGACGCCCAGCGTGGCTACCCGCATCGAGCGAGGCGCCGACGGCGACAGCGGGCCTGACGTCGGGAGGCTCACGTCGCCCTCGTAGCCGATGGTCCCCTCGGCCCACACGGCGACAAGCTCGCAGTCCCAGGCGGGCGCCCCGTGGCTGATCACCCGGCGGGCCGGGAGCAGCCACCCCTCGGTGTTGGCGATCTCCCACGCCTCCAAGGCGTCCATGACCGCCTGGCACCAGGCGAACAGGCGGTCACCCGGTTGCATCAGCCCACTCCTTCCGCACCTGCACGATCATCGCCCGGAGAGCCGTGTCCGACGAGCGCATGATGCGGGCCCGGTCCTCGTCGCCCCAGTCGTCGGTGTCCTGATACCAGTGCTCGAGGAGCGCCAGCGACTCCTCCCCGGTGGCGCCCAGCTGCCGGAGGCGGCGCTGCAGCTGGTCCATCTTGCTCTCCGTCTCGGGGACGGACATCCGGGGGGCCTGGTCGGGGCGGCTGGCGTACGGGTTCACAGGACCTCCAGGATGGCGGCTGCGGCACGCTCGGCGGCGTGCCCGTCCGTCGCACAGTAGATGCTCCGCACCATGCGCCGTCGGCTCTCCTCCCCCTCCCCGTACAGGGCCCGCACCAGAGCTCCCCGGAGCTCTCCCGGCCCGTCCGCTTGGGGCTGACCGGCGGGCCACTCCCAGAAGCGGCCCCCGTGGTGCACGTCCCGGCGGTACTTGGGGCTGTTCATCCAAACGACGGGCTTGCCGAGGGAGGCGAACTCGGGGAGGGCGCTGGTGTTATCGCCGATCAGCGCCTCGCACCCGGCGATCATGTGCCACCTCTCGGCTGGGGTGATGCCGAACGCCCCCCACCAGCGGGACAGCATGCCCCACGCCCGAGGGTGGCCGTGGCCGATCAACTCGTAGCCGAGGGCGGCGCAGTCGTCCCGGAGCTGTTCCAGCCCGGCCTTGAAGTGCGGGAACGCCCACCTCGTCTCGGGCAGCAGCGGGTTGTCCCAGTGGAACGTGACGGCGACCGTCATCGGCCGGGCGGCCCGGTTGCGGTGCCAGAAGTCGAGACGGGGGCAGCCCACGGCGACAGCCCGGGCGGCCGGGTAGCGGGCTCGCCATCTGCCGGCGACCGTCTCGTTGGGCGTGAGGAACAGGACGGCGTCGTCCCACCCGTGGGAGCCGGAGTACGACCGGGACCGGATGCCCTCGTAGGTCTGCCCGGCGCCGTGCTCCACGAGCACGAAGCGGCGGCCGGGGAGCTGTTGGGTGTCCCCGGCGGAGGCCACCATCACGAGGTTGCCCGGAGTGGCGGCCCCCACTGCCCGGAGACGGCCGTTGGGGAGGTTGCTGCCCGGTTGGTCAGCCATGTACGGCCCGGCCTTCCAGAACGTCCCTCGGGCCCCCTCCGGGAGCGCCTCCCAGACGGGCAGCAGGTGCTCTGCGTAGTGCGGCAGGCTGGCGAAGGCGTCGATCACCCGGCGGCCAGAGCGAGCTCGGCGAGCCAGAGCTCGTGCAGCGCCTCCCACGAGTGGGCCTGGGCCCAGGCGAACGACTGCCATGCGAGGTCCCCGAGCTCGTCGGCGGTGATGGCGTCGAGACGGGCGGCGAGCTTCATGGGGTCGGGCCGGTACGTGGCCAGCGGCCCACAGGGGGCGCCCACAGCTCCGGTCAGCGTGGCCGGTAGGAGCTCGGCCGGGTACCAGTCGTTCGGCGAGCAGTCCGTCATCATCAGCGGCAGCCCGGCGGCGGCGGCCTCCTGGGCGGGCAGGCACAGCCCTCCGTACTGGCGGGGAATGACGCACAGGTGGTGGCCGTAGTAGCCGTCCCAGTAGTGCGGCCGGTCGCCCTTCACCACGTCGAGGGTGATGTGCCGGGTGACCTGCCGGTAGGCGGGCACCTGCCCGTCCTGGCTCAGGACCGTCACGGTCATCGGGCGCTTCGCTCGGCGCAGCGTCATCAGCAGGAGACGGGTGCCGTTCCGGTCGGCCATGGCGAGCTTCCCGGCCGGGTGGAGCACCCGGAGCTCTCCGCCCGTGTACGGCTCGTAGGCGTCGGGGAAGCGGTCCAGCGCCACCGGCACCGGCACCAGCCGGGTGCTGTTCGGCAGCTGGTCGAGACGCCACGGCGTCGGCGCCCACCACGCCGTCGGTGGCGGCAAGTCCTTCTGCCGGTGGTGCTTGAAGAACTCGGGCATCACGTGGCAGACGGTCCCCACGCCGAGCTCTCGGGCCCACTCGACCATCCGCCAGTCGTAGAACGTCTCGGCGCTGTACGCCACGTCGAGGCCGTCCAGCCAGTTGACCACGTGGCGCTTGTCGAGCTGGTGGCCGTCGAACGGCAGCGTGATCACCCAGCGGGCCAGCCCCTCGTACCGCTCCGGGTGCCAGCCCCCGAACGCCTGGGAGCCCCCCATGCGAACGATGAGGATGCGGTCTACGTCGAGGTGGCGGGCGGCCTCCCACGTCACGTTCCCGAGGCCTCGGTTGTCCGCCCGGACGACGAGCCCGACCTTCACTCGGGCCGGGCCCCGAACACGGCGAACGACTCGGCCTCCCGGCCCCAGATGGCCTCCGTCTCGTCGGCCTCCAGGCCCCGGCGGGTCAGCCGCTCGATCAGGCTCTCCACGCTCCACAGCGAGCGGCGGGTGCCGTGCCAGACGGCCCACCGGAGCAACTTGCCCTGCACCGTCGGCTCCACGTCGTCGGCGACGAGCTCGGCGACAGGCCAGTTGGCCCTCGGCCCACCGATGACGCCCAGGACGTCTGCCTCCACGATGACGAGCTCGCCCCCCGGCGCCAGGCATCGGGCGCACTGGTCGAGCGCCACGTCGGCCTGGTCGTAGGGGAGCATGTGGAGGACGTGGTTGAGCAGGACCGTCTCGCACCGGCCGTGCCACTCCCCGAGGTCCTCGGCGGCGTCGGCGTAGAGCACCCCGGGCGGCAGCACGAGCCGGGGCCCCAGGTCGGCGTCGGGCCCCTCCGGGTCGTAGTCCCACGAGCCAAGATCGACATTGACCCAGCCGTCTCGCACGTCGAGCCCGCAGCCCACGTTGAGCCGGATCATGACGGCCTCCAGTAGCGCTCGGGAACGAACAGGCACGTCCGCCCGGCGCCATCCCCCAGCGGGGCGATCTGAGGCATCTGGCTACGGTAGGCCCTGATGGCGGCCGCCTTGCGGACCTTGGACCCGGTGCCGAGGAAGCCCGGGGCGTAATGGTGCACCGTGCCCACTTCCCAGCGGGTCAGAGCGGGCTCCACGCTCTCCGGCCACAGCACCCGGGCGGGAAGCTCCTCGTAGACGTACAGCTCCGGGCAGCGGGCCTGCCAGCCGAACGCCCTGATGCAGGCGGCGGCGACCTGCTCGTGGTCGGGGTGCATCAGCCCGGCCGGGCCGAGCACTGGGGGGCGCCCCAGCGCCTCCCACGTCCGCAGGAGCTTGTCGGTGATGTGGAACAGGAGCTCTTGCTTGGGCTCGTACTGGCCGTCAGGGAAGTCCAGATGGATCGGTGTCGCCCCGAGACGGGCGCACGCCTCGGCGTCCTCGTCCCGGCGGAGCGTCAGCGCCTCGTCGCTGTCCCGGAAGCCGCACGCCTCGTCGTAGGGGGTGGTCTGCACGTTGAGCGGCGCCCCGGCGAACACGGTCACCACCACGCAGTCGGGCCTTCCGGCCATCAGCTGCCCGCAGGACAGCACGGCGTCATCCAGGTGGGGGCTCACGATCATCAGAGGGTCCACGCCAGCTCCCCCTCTCCCGGGCCTCCACCAGCAGCCAGTAGACCTCCTCGACCCGGCCTCCCTCCTCCAGCAGCGCCATGCAGTAGTCGCCCATCGCCTGGAGCTCCTCGTCGGTCACGCTCCATCAGTACAGGCATCATCAGCCCTCCTCGTGCCAGGGGAAGTGCTCGGCCAAGGTGGCCTCGTCCTCCGCCCAGGCGAACGTGCAGTCGGGCGTAACGCCCGAGGCCTGGTAGAAGCTGGCCACGCCCAGGGAGAGCACCATCTCGGGCCAACCGCCCATCTGCCCCACCATGGTCTCCTCCAGGTGCGCCCGGCGAGACTCGATCCGCCAGAAGCGGCGCACCCCCGTCTCCGGATCCACGCTCTCGGCGGTCGCCCGCACCTTCACCAGCGCCACACGCCCCAGCATCAGTACCTCCTGCACCACAGAAGCCCACCCAGATGCGGGTGGCCCTTGATCGTCAACGCCCCGTGGTCGGCCAGACGCTGGACCATCGGCCCCCAGCGGTCGAGGTCGATGTGGGCCAGGTGGGGCATGCCGGGCCCGTGCCACTCCATCACCACCGCCTTGACCTTCGCCCAGTCAGCGTCGGCCAGCCCGTCGATGATCTCGTACTCGGAGCCCTCGCAGTCCAGCTTCAGAACGACCTCCCCCTGGACCGGCTCCAGCACGGCCGAGATGTCGAGCACAGCCACCTCGGGCCCGTCCACCCCGGCCCCGATGTGAGCGCCACCCCCAGAGCCCACCAGCGCATCCACCCGGGCCCAGCCCCCCACGGCGTGGTTGTGGCACGTGATCCTGTTCGCCACCCTGCAGGCCGCCACGTTCTCGAGCAGGCAGGCGAACGTCTCCGGGTGAGGCTCGTAGGCGTGCACGTCTCGGGCGCCGAGCATGGCCGCCAGCACGGAGAAGGCGCCCAGGTTGGCGCCGACGTCGATGACGGTCGCCCCGGCCAGCGGAAGCCCGGCCATCCCGTAGTCGTCGTTGTCCCACACCTCCTTGACGGCGTGGCTGTCGGAGACGCCCTCAGCCCAGCGGAACGTATGACGCAGCCTGCGGGGCCGGTAGGTGCCAGTGACCGTCTGGGCAGCGGCGGCGACCTCGGGGCTCTCCGGCACACGAGGGGCCCTCCTCAGGGCCCTCGGCGGAGGGGCTGGCGGCACAGGCCGGGACGCTTCCCTGATCTGGGCGGCGTCCATCGCTGTGACCAGAAGCTCCTCCATGCGGTGGGCGTAGGTGTCCCGGCCGAGCACGAGCTCCCTGTTGCGGACCCGGGCCCTCGCCACAGCGGCAGCGATCAGGTCGTTCGGGGGCTCCAGCACCTCGTCAATCAGCGTGCCGAGCTCGTCCATGTTGCCCAGGCTGTAGAGGGCGAGGTCGGGGTACATCTCGGCGAGCTTGGCGCTGTGCGGGTGGATGAGGTAGCCGCCCCGGCCCAGCGTCTCGGTCACCCTGTCGGACCAGTAGCCGCCCGGGTCGTCGGCCATCCCGGCCCAGCAGCTGTCGCCCACCACCACCGGCACGGTGGCGTAGAGCTCCCCCAGGTCGGCGTTGCGGATCGGTCGGCCCCCCTGATCGGCGGGCAGCACGGCGAAGGCGTCTCCGTAACGGGCTCTCAGATGAGAGACGACCTCCGCTCGTACCGGGTGCCAGTCGGGGTGCGGGTACGGGAAGCTCCCGACCATGACCACCTTCCACGGCCACCGCTTGGGGTTCGGCCGGTACACGGCGTTGGCCTCGGCCCGGTCCACCCCCGGCGGCATCCAGTGGGCCCGCACACCGTGGGCGGCCCAGTCGCCCGAGTCGGGCGTGAACAGGAGGTCCGTCCGGAAGAACGGCTCCGAGTCCACCATCCCCTCACGCTCGATGCCGAGGTAGCGGTCCAGGTGGAACGACACGATGGGCACCCCGGCGGCCCGCAGCTGTTCCAGCATCCCGTTCGCCTGGGCGGGCGGCACGCCCCACGTGCGAGTCCAGATGAACAGGTCCGGGGGCGCCTGCCCGAGGCGGCCCGGCCGGTTGCCCCCGTGGAGCAGGGCCTTGGTCTGCTGGTCGAGCTGGGTGCGGTTCTCCTGGAGACGGACCACGCTGTGGCCGAGCTCGGTGAGGGCGGCGGCCACGTGGACCTCGGTGCACCAGGGGCGGGTGAAGTTGCCGATGTAGGCGATGCGCATGGCGCCAGACGTTACCGGGGTTAGCGGCCCCGAGAACGCAGAGCGCCCCCCGGCCCTGGTGTGGACGGGGGGCGCTGCTTGGACCAGGTGGGGGGGAGCCTTCCTGCCCCGGGGCGTTTCCCGCACCCGGCGAGGTCTCCCCCCCTGAGGGTCAGGCGTTCGCCTTCGCCTTCTTGGCTGCACGGCGCTCACGGGCTGCGGCGTTGCGGGCAGCCCGCTTCACTGCGACCGGGTCGATGTCGCCAACCTCGGGGGCCGGGTCCGGCGTCTCGACCACGATGGTGATCGACTCGGGGACCTCGATGACCTCGGGGGCCGGGGCCGTCCGGGGAACGACGGGGCCCTGGATGCCGAGGAACTCCGCCACAGCGGCGTTGGCGTCGAGCGCCTTGACCGTGTTGCGGGCCGAGTCGATGACCGGCCACAGGTCGGCCGGGACCGGGCTGAAGTTCTTGTGGTTGGCGAAGTGGGCCGCCTTCGCCATGAACTCGATCAGCTGCGCCGAGGTGAACTCGACCGTGGACTGGCGGGTGCCGGGCTTGACGACCTTGGCGCCCTTGGGGGCCTCCGCCATGAGGAAGCGGCCGGGGACGGTGATGGTGAGGGTGGGCTGGGTCTTGCTCATGGTGGGCCTCCTGGCCTCGTGCTGGGTTGGGGTCCGGCCCCCCGGGGCGGGTCACGCAGGCAGTTTGCATCCGGCGTCCCTGCCGCCCCTCGGGGTCGGGCCGCTCGGAGCCCCCTTCCCGGTCTGCGTTACCGACCGGGTGGTGCCTCGGCCTCCGTTACGGGCCGGGGGCGGGAGCTCTTTGCGACAGGTCCAGACTAACAGCGATTAGCCGCTCCGTCTACGCCCCCGAACCTGCCCAGATGCGGAAACTTTCCCGGTCAGAAGCTCCCCGGGCGCCGGTACGACTGTCGGGTCCGCTGGCCGGGCTGGAAGATCGTCGCCCCCCTGGACGCCTGCCCCAGGTTCTCGGACTGCACCCACAGGTCCACCTCGGGGAGCCCCGTCAGGCCCTTGGCGAACAGCTCCAGAGGGTCGAGCACGGCGGCCACCGTCACGCCCTGGCGGGTGATGGCGGTCACCCGCTTGGGGAGGCGGCACGCCCCGATCGTCTCGGGCTGGCAGCCGAGGGCGAGCTGGCAGCCGAGGATGGCGGCGCTCATGACGCCCCCGATGGGCGGCTCCTCGCCGTAGGTGATCGTCAGCTCGTACGTGCCCTCCTCCGTCGGGGGGGCGTCTACCCGCTGGCAGCACGGCCACCCCTGCCGGGAGCCCGGGTCCGTCTCGTCGGGCAGCCACACGAGCTTGAAGCCGTCATCGATCCGCATGCGGGCGGCGTCCACGGCCACGCCGTCGATCATGGCCGTGACCTCGGTGACGGGGTACACGGGCAGGATCAGCTCGCTCCAAGTCGAGCACCCGCAGCTGTTCCACGTGGAACAACCGCAGAAGTACTGGCCGGTCGGCGCCCAGCGGTAGCGGTCGAGGCCCGTGCACGGGCGGACCGTCTGCTCACAGCTCCCGGACCAGCGGCGCTTGGTCAGGTTGAACAGGATGTCGCTGGCCCACTGGAGTGTGTCGCCGAGCAGCCCGGCGTCGAACTCGTAGTCGTCGCAGGGCGAGCAGACGTCGGCGAGGGTCGCCCAGGGTGCGCAGGTGCCCGGCATCGTCTCAGTCTCCCACGGTCACGAGCTCCGGCCCGGGAGGCGTTTGGGCCCGGGCCGGAGCTCTGGGACAGGTCTAGCTGGCGACGAGCTCGGTGTACCCGCAGACAGGCGTCGGGTAGCTCGCAGTCTCGATCCACTGGTGCACCCGGTCGCTGGTGGCGGGCCAGTCGTTGCCCGGGCCGTCGAACCAGTTGGGGTTCTCCACGGCCTGCCCCGAGAACACGGGCAGCAGGGCGCCGTTCTGATGGGTGTAGTCGCCGAGGCGCAGGTTCTGCACCCTCGGGTAGACGTGCCAGGCGTACGGGGAGTCCACGTCCAGGGCGCCGTTGTCGATGCGGAGAGCCCAGAGCTCGATGCTCACACCGGCACCCGTCACGATGCCCAGCGGCGGGGCGGCGAAGCCCACGAGGCCCCCGGCCTCCAGGACGTCTCCGCCGGAGATGGCGGCCTCCAGGTACGGGTCAGGGGTGCACAGGGTGAGGGTGAGGTCGAGGCGCTTGAAGGTGTCGGCGCTCCGGTAGTTCACGCAGACGCCACCGTTGGCGCCCTTCTCCTCGATCTCGTCACCGTCGGTGTAGACGGGCGAGACGGCCAGCGACGACAGGGCGTTGCTGACGATCATGGTGTCCGTGCCCGGAAGCGGGACGCCCGACAGGTCGAGCGCAGTCACCCGCATCGCAATGGCTTGGACCTGGGGCAAGCAATGTTCGGGCACAGGTCACTCCTTGATGGCGTGTTTGGTGGTTTCGGGACTATGGCACGTGGCGGGCGGGCCGTCACGTTGGGTGGTCGGTAGGCGGTCAGGGGACTAGGCAGGCCGCCAGGGAGGCGGCGTCGTGCAGGGCCTCGGTGATGGACAGAACCTCGGCGTGGGTGAGCCCCCGGTCGAACGAGGCGAGGTTCGACATCCGCAT